GAACGTTTAGTTGCAGATGCAACTGTTGATGCGTTTAGAATTGATACCGCTGGTGGCGCAAGTACACCAATAACTTTTTTGACTGGCAGCAGTTACACCGAACGCATGCGCCTCGACTCCTCCGGCAACCTCGGTCTTGGAGTTACGCCGAGTGCTTGGGTAAGCTCCGTAAAAGCGTTTGATGTTGGAAGTGCGGCAGCATCGTATTACAGCGGTGGGGTCACCCATAACGCATATTTTGACGCGACCGATTCTCGCTGGGAGTACAAAGGAACAGGCCCAGCAACTTTCTACAACGTCCAAGGCGGGACTCATGCTTGGTCAATTGCAGCCTCAGGCACAGCAGGCAACGCTATTACCTTCACCCAGGCAATGACGCTAGATGCTAGTGGGAATCTGGGGGTTGGAACGACAAGTCCTGATGGGCGTTTGCAAGTTAGTTATGCAAATGCAACAACAACGCAAGGTAATGATGGCGCTGGTGTTGTATGGTTGACTAATACAAACACCACTAATAACAACTGGGCGCAGATATTTTTTACTGACTCTGATGGTGGTGCGGCAGCAGCAAGTTTTGGTGTGCAATACACCGATCACGCTAACGATTACGGTGAGTTTTCGTTCGCAACCAGAGGGGCAAGCGGGTTTGCCGAACGCGCCCGGATAACGTCGGTGGGGGGCTTTGAAACTCGACCAGTCGCTACAGGCCACGCAGTCTTTAACGAAGACGGTGTTGATGCTGACTTCCGCGTTGAAGGTGATACAGATGCAAACCTGATCTTTGCTGATGCTTCTACAGATCGGGTTGGTATTGGTACTAATGCGCCCGGTGTAAAACTGGACATTGCAAATGCATCGACCTTCACTGGTTTAAGATTAATACGAACAAACAACAGTTCACAACTTACTTTAACGATTCAATCATCTACTGCCATTATAGAGTCCACTGGGACAGGATCTAATACGCTTGCGTTTAGCACTGAGGGCTTAGAAAAAGCCCGGATTACGTCGGGTGGGTATTTCAAGGCGAGTAATAACGGGACGTATTTCAACAGCACCGGAACGTATCACGAGCTTAGGCAAACTGCCAATGCACAGGGCGTAGTGGTATCCGCAACAAACGCAAGTTTTACGTCAGAGTCGATTTTCTCTACCGCTACTAAGACGGCTGGAACTGACTGGTTGCACTTCTATGGCACCAGTGATGGCAATACAGTTGCAAACATCAAAATTTTTGGTAATGGCAATGTTCAGAACGCCAATAACTCCTACGCCGGTATTTCTGACCAGAAGCTAAAACAGGACATCGTAGACGCTGGTTCGCAGTGGGACGATATTAAGAATCTGCAAGTGCGAAAGTATCGGTTTAAGGCTACACCCGACGCTCCGCTACAGATTGGTCTTGTGGCGCAGGAAGCTGAAACAGTCTCACCCGGTTTGGTCGAAGAAACTGTTGACCGCGATTCAGAAGGTAACGATCTTGGCACCACGACTAAGGCCGTAAAGTACAGTGTGCTGTACATGAAAGCGATCAAAGCCTTGCAAGAAGCAATGGCAAGAATTGAGAAACTAGAGGCCGAAGTGGCCGCACTGAAAGGGGTTTAACATGAATTGGTCTATTAGCTCGCTCGACTGCAAAGTCCAAGAAGGTCAGTACCAAGATGTGGTCATTGTGGCTCATTGGTCTTGCACCGACACTCAAACCATCGACGGTAAAGAGTACAGTGGCCGGGTGTACTCCACCTGTTCTCTGCCAGCGCCAGAGGGTTCTTTTACGCCTTATGATCAGCTAACGCAGCAACAGGTGCTTGATTGGATCTGGGCTAACGGTGTCGATAAAGACGCGACAGAAGCCGCTGTAAACGCTCAGATTCAGTCCGCTGCACATCCGACTGTCATTTCACCTGCACTGCCCTGGAGCGCATGATGGAACTGGAAGCCCGTTTTTCTGCTCATGAAGAAGTCTGTGCTGTGCGATACGAAGGGATCAACGCCAGGCTTAAGAGACTAGAGACTATCCTGATAGGGTCTGCTGGCGCTATCATCCTGTTGTTGCTGGGGCTTGTTCTGAAGGTGTGAAATGATAGAAGTAGCCGTAGCATTGGCTGCCGCTGAAGCTGCGGTCGAAGGTATCAAGAAGGCTATCTCGGTAGGGCGCCAGGCGAAGGACTGCCTGGGCGAGTTCATGCAGTTGTTTGATGCCCAGGATCAAATCCAGAAAGCCAGCAATGAAGAACGAGCCAAGAAGCAAGGCTCGGCCATGCAGCAAGAGGCTGCGGCTAATCGGTCTGCTATGTCAGAAGCGCTTGAGTCTGTCATTGCTGCTCGCCGCGTGCGGGAAATGACCGACGAGCTGCGCCAGTATTTGATCTGGTCTGGCCAGGGTGATGTTTGGGACGAGATCCATGCTGAGCACAATGCAATCGTTCAGCGGCGTAAAGCCGCAGAGCTTGCTGCCAAGCGTGAGGCTGAAAGGTTGGAAAAGCAGAAGCGTGAGCGTGCATTGATTGCAACGGTCATAGGTACTGGCGGCATCATTCTTTACCATCTGGTCAACTACATCATCGAGGCATGGCCGAATGGACAGTAAACCCGAAAATGATGAAGATGAAAGCGTGCAGGATGCTGGAGCATTAGCAGTCATCCTTGCAATCTGTATGGCTGTCATTGTGTGGATGCTGTATCTCCTGGGGCAATAACATGAAAGACTTAACCGCAGAACAGATAGAGGTCAGGGTGTGGGCGATCATTGCTCTATCGCTCACGTTTATTCTGGTTGTGTCTGTCGTGTCGATCATTCTCGGGGTTCTATTTGTAGAGCACGACATGGAGAACATCAGCCCTATCGATGACAAATTTCTATCGATTCTGAAAGATGTAATGATGTTGTCTATCGGTGCTGTCGGTGGCATTGCTGGCAGGCAGGGTGCTAAAGCTGTAGCTAACATGTTGGGGAAGAATGATGATTCCACTCGGGCCTCTGCTTGAAGTCGGTAGCAAGATCCTTGACCGTGTGTTGCCTGACCAAGCAGCAGCAGACAAGGCTAAGGCTGAACTTGCAAAACTCCACCAGGACGGTGAGCTAGCAAAGATTGCCAACGAGACTAAGCTTTTTGAGATTGAGCAAAACAACCTCACAGAGCGATTAAAAGCAGACATGGGTAGTGACTCATGGCTGTCAAAAAATATACGCCCTATGACGCTTATATTCATTCTGGCAGGCTATTTCACGTTTGCCATGATGTCTGCGTTCGGTAAGGATACAAACCAGAACTATGTCGAGCTATTGGGTCAGTGGGGCATGCTTATTATGTCGTTTTACTTTGGTGGTCGGACTCTTGAGAAGATCATTGACATGAGGAAGCGATGAACAAAAACTGGGACTTTGCTTTCAAGCAGATGATTGCTCACGAGGGTGGTTTCACTGATGACGAGCGTGACCCTGGTAATCAACTGCCAGATGGTCGTAAGGGCTGTACAAACCTCGGTGTCACACAGAAAGCCTGGGAGGGTTATCTCGGTAGGCAGGTGACGCACGATGAGATGAAGGCACTCACGCCTGATCTGGTGAACGGGTTCTATAAAAGACGTTACTGGGACGCTGTTAAGGCTGACGATCTGCCTGCTGGTGTTGACTACATCGTGTTTGATACGTGTGTTAACAGTGGGCCTGGAAGGGCTGCAAAGCTCCTACAAGAGGCTGTCGGGGCTAATCCTGATGGTGCTATAGGTCGCATGACATTGCAGGCTGTAGAGGCTCAACCTGTAGACAAGTTGATAAAAGACTTTTGTGCGCGGAGGCTTGCATTCATGAAGTCTCTCCCAACCTGGGAGACGTATGGCCGAGGCTGGGAGAGGCGTGTTATTGAGAGCGAGAAACTTGCGCTTGGATTAATCGATCAAGGTACCACTTAGCCTTTTCGAGATCCTGCAAGCCGTTTTTTCTTTTCCACCGCCACACGTACTTTATGACGTTGGCTGTACAGACCGCCTCCAGACCTTCTAAGCCTGTTGTAGCAGCCTCTATAGCCTCGATACACTCTATCTTGCCAGCAGTGTAGTGGGGTGGATGGTCTACATCAGAATGGGATGTCATTTTTGTCATCCCTCGGGCGAGGTTCCATTAGACTAGCCCAGCCATCCCAGTTGACCGGGATCGTGTCGATCTTCAGTGCCAGCTTGCCCGACTTGGTTTCCATTACCGTACCGATCTTTGCCCACCGGGTCTTCTCTTGACCGTCTTTCTGGTACGTGCCGATTGCTGCTGAAAGTTCATACTTAACCATCACTGCTCCAGTTTGTTGATTGCTGTTTGTACGTCTACTAAGAATGCTTTGACCTTTGTTTCGAGTGCGTCTATCTCCTTCTGATCTGGTTCAAATCTAACTACAAACAACTGTAGCTTTTCTGGCAGGCGTGGGTCGAATGATACAAAGTCCACCCACTTCCGTCCTGTGCAAGCGAGCTGTGCCAGCATTTGCGGTTGGTGCCTTTTTGGAACAACACCATCAAGTCTCCAGTCTAGGTGAGTCGTGGTATTGGGGCATTTGATCTCAATCAGACCGTCACCTGTAAACCCGTCTGGTGATGCCCCGAACCACTCGATTGTCGGGTGCTTGATAAACCCGACTTCTTCCACCCAATCGTGCTCTGCCTGATACGCTACACGTGCAAGCGGTTCAGTCTCCGTACCCCATTGCATAGCAGCGTTGGTGAATGACTCCTGCTTCTCTCCGGTAAGTCTTTCGGCTACCAGTTGCACAAGATAGTTGCGCCTGGTGGCTGTGTCTTTACCGGCAATCGCGTCACTTACCCGACTTGCTGTTACGTGGCCCAGCCTTTCCTGAAATT